TCAGTAGACATCTCAAACACCTTAGAAAAGGTATCTGATTCTGTGGTAAATAGAATAGATACACCTGTTTCTACGGGATGGATATTAGAACGATATGCAAAGTTAGAAACTTCATCAATTTTAACTGTAGACGGGCCAAAGGCTACGTCCTCAGATTTTAAAAGAAACTGACTATTCTCTGCAAACAGCAATAAACCAGCTGGTGTGCCGATAGCCGCTCTTAGTTTTGCAGGCCGCGTGGTTGAGGTGGACATATCAATAGGATCTGCATCGCTAATTGCAATGGCGGAACCCTGGAAGAAGTTAAAGTAATCACCAGCTTGACTGAGAATAATTGTATCCTCAGACATAAAGCCTAAACGATTTTGATAGAAGAATGTATCTTGAATTGTCTTATTGACAAACGTTGGTGGGGGTGAGGTTTTTTCATCTCCTACCTTACGATCTTGCCAAAAGTTTTTATCATCATACTCTTCAGTAAGAGGTCTTATAGTAAAGTTACCTCCAACTTCTCTAATCAAAGCATGGGGCATTGTTGCTGGGTTTAAGCTCTTAGGAATGCCTGGTTTAATTGTTTCTTCCCAAGCACCTTGACCAGGGATACCTCCTTCAGTTTTGAACTTAACGTAGTAGTCATCAGCTTCTGAATCTTCCGTATTTGCTACCCTCAGAAGAATGCCATCTTCACATTGTGGTGGCAATAAGGACACATCATTCACAGCATCCTTTAGACCATAGAGAGCACTATTGGCTGTGCCTCCTCTAGTTTGAATGTTAAAATCCCTTCCATCATCCCGCTCAATTACAATTACATTGCCTATAGGCCTAGCAGTGTAATTTGCTAGAGCTGATATTGATGTGACCAGAGACGATGTAATGTCATTTACATTTAAGGCCCCTGATGCAGTATCGGCTGCTGTCGTATATGATGCTGTTGACTCAGCCTCATAAGCGTAGCCAAAGGTGGTTTGATCAACAGTTATCGTATAGCTGCGACCAGATACAGTCACCGTAACGCTGTCACCTACTGACCAATTAAAGCCACCGTTATTAAGTGCCACTCTAGCTTTATATTTTGACTTATAGTCGTATGTAACTTCAGCGTCAGCACGCTCTACTGATGCAATAGTCAAGCCGATACCAACAGTCCAACCTGTGGGGACTTTAGTATTATTGCAATTGTTGATAGGTATATCTGACGCAGTAAAGAAACCATCAACCCAAGTAGTACCTGCTGACCACTCAGGACCACCTGGAGTAATCGTATAGTCAATAATACTGGCAGAGGTTAATTCATACATGTGTCGAATGCATGGATTACCAGGACGCTCAACACCTTTAACCCTAAACTCAACCCTGTATTGAATAGTTCCAGCTGGTAAAGTGTAATAGTGATCTGAGTATAGATATGAACCAATGGCATAATCCCCTGCACTACCATGTTGGACATGGCCCCATACGTTTGGTCCATAAGAGTATGGCTCTGGCTTATTAGGGTTTATTTCAATCCTCTTTGGAAACATTATGCCCGGTGTTTCTTCTGTGACTAAAGTTGGGTCACAGGTAACCTCAACACGAAACCCCAGCCCTGTAGCTGTTCCAGAATTCTCTACAAAATTCTGCGTATCAGCATCACCACAAGCCCCATCATCATCTAATACTTCAAAAGATGCTGGGGATATAGATAATTTAGATGCTTTATAAATTTTAGACTGGCTGACCTGCTGCCCATCACGTAGAAAGTCAACAGCATATGTTGTATTATAAGCCACCTGATTAACTACTACTAAGCCCTGATGTGGCCTGTTTTCCTCAACCACACCATTCATGAGAACTTCTTTTTCTGAGTTCACAATAAACGTGTAATCATTAACCGTTAATGGTCGAAGATTATTAGTATCTGCGACAGCAATATATTCTGCTGCTGATGATTGCATTGTAACTGTACGTTCTTCACCTGTATCAGCAGTGAAGACACGGACAATTTGTGTACTGCCTGACTTATAAGAGCAGACCATGTATCTATCTTTGTTGTCTCGAAAGATAGGAAACCACTTTGCATCTGCAGGGATATTGTTTCCCAGGTTTTTAATAAACTCACTACCCGGACGCTTTGAGCATCCAAATGTAGGATCTAGGTAAACGTTGTTTGCTTTCCTTACTTGGCCTGGGATCTTGACAGAGTCTGGTTGGGAGCTCATACCTCCCAAGACATTACTAATTGTTTGGGAGATAGCAGCCATTTAATTGTATCCTAGTAATGGAGAAGTAGTAAAGTATGGTCTATATGTTGTGTATCCGTCTTGTGTATTAAAGATGCTGTAATCACCCTGTTGGGTGTCGTACTCCATCAATGTTGCTCGGGACATGACTTCCTCCCGTTGGCCGAATGCGACCGCCTCAGAGGAGCCTACAGAGCGCCCTGCAAAAACATTACCAGCTCTAATAGTGATGTATTCCTTAGCAGCTTCAGGTAGCTCTTCAAAGTCAAATAACCAAACTACATCAAGCTTTTGTACACCATCAAAGCTATAGCTATGGGATGCTTTGTCATATAGCTTCCCTTGCCTCATAACAAGATACTGATTAGTTAATCCATTGCTATCTAGTGCTAATACATTTGAAGGGATATTTATTTCACCAGCGTCGTCTGGTGTGAATGGGTAACCAAACTCAGAGTTAAAGATCCACCCTTCTGATTGAACTGCGACGTTTACCTCTTCTAGAATCAGCTCTGCCATTTCTACTAGAGGGTTTCCATCTACCAATCCTGTTGTTGGAGCTTGTCCAATGTTGCTGAGAATTCTATTGACTGCAGCAAGTGTTGTAGTTTTTTGTGCCATTAATTTCTAGGGAATGAGAAACCCCGAAGGACCCGAAGGTCCTGGGGAAAGTTATCAAGCAGCCTGCAGTGAACCAGCCACGGAGACACGCAGAGTGTCAGCTCCCATAGCCAATTTTCCGACGATCAAGTCGCCCTGGTATTGGACATGGTAGTCACCACTGGTTGTCTCGATGCTGGGGCCGATGGCCTCAACAGTTCCGGCCGCTTCCTTGTGGAAGACCAAACCAGCGAGATTGGAGTTATCAATCACGTAGCTGTTCTCTTCACCAGAGACAGCAGCGTTAGCGGTTGCATCCTTGCCGTACTGGTTAGCCAATACGTTGGACTTATAAATGTGGATACCAGCAATTGAATAGAGACCTTTGCCGCTATTCATATCACCCTGAGTATTACCGATTTCACGGTTCAGGATGTTGGTATCGACAGAAGAGATCAGTGAGTAGTACTGACGTGGGCTGAGAACAGCACAGCGTCCATCCATAGGAGCAGAGCGTTCATCGAGGACAGCCGCACTCTCAAAAAATCCGTCTACGATTGCTTGAGCACTGTTAGTATTACCTGATCCAATGTTAACTTGGAAGCCACCAGGCTCACCAGTTACAACGGAAGATTCGGTTGCTCCTTTAGCAAGAACCCGTGCAATACGGTCATCGTAGTGGAGTGCTAATGCCTCACCGATTTGCTTAGAAATCTCGCTTCTGCTCGACCACTGGCTGAGAATTTCATCTAAATCATAGACAAATTGGCTGCTATATAGCAACGAATCCATGACGATTGTCTTCTCGTTGCTCTTCAGTCCGGCATCAGGACCGATGGGAGTCCCCGGCGTATGATAGCCAGCTCCGAGCTTGCCAGTCAGCAAGAACTGTTTTGACTTACCACCACGGAGGGAGTAGTTACGAACAAGTCCTTTGAAGATTGTTGCAGCGTTAAATGCATTGAACACCTCGCCACTAAACAAACGTAACGCTGTTGCGTAGCGTGTATCATAATTTTGTGAAGGTGTACGTGAGCCGTCGGCTACGTTATTACCTGTAAATGCTGTAAAAGTCATTATTTTGTTTAAAGAGGTTTGTTAATGAAGCAGACCTCTGACGTCAGAGTATTTAGTTGTATAGACATTTTTGCTCTTTAACTTGAGCGAAGCTTCGCCAAAGGGTTATCCCTGCGTACAAGGGCCTCGATGGCAATAGGAGAGGAGTCCGACTCTGAGGTGCTCCCCTCCCAAGACACCCGGCCTTCCGAAACCGGGTTCCTTAAACCGCCCCTCGGGTTTTACAACCGGAAGGTACCGATATTATTAGCCTCGGATAGGCTGTTCTTTTAAATAAGCAACGCCGCGATAGACGAGCTTCTGATAATCAGCAGCGGCCTTTTGAGCCTTGACTGCTGCACGTACTTGAACGTAAGTCATGGGGTTTCTCCAAAAGACCCGAGCCCCGTTCCATGCTCAGGGTGTAATGCGCCCAATAGGGTGAACGTACTTTGGAGATCAGAGCAAGTCGCCAGAACGAGCTAGCTTCTCTTCTACATCCATGCGATAGGCCGGGTCAGTGGAATAGCGAGGATCAGCAATTGCCCTAGCCAGTTCTGCCTGACTACGGAAAGCTTTGCTCTTGCTTGGAGCTTTCTTGCCTGAGATCAGGGGAGCCTCATACCCCTCCACAGTCTTCCATCGATTGTTAAGAGCTTCCACAGCAAAGCTAAGAGCTGCTGCATTGTTGGAGTTAGCTACTGAATTAAATGAATCAATTTCCTCGGGTGCCAGATTCTGGGCAGCCCATTGAATCATCTCACCGTAAGCTTCATCACCACCAACTGAATCTCGGATAGTCCTTAGCTGTTCAGATGTGGCTATATCTTGTGTCAGCTTTGCTGTCTGAACTGCGTGATATTTAAAGTAGGTTTCTACCAACTGCTTACTATCCATATTAGATAGTGTGGTCATATCTTCTTCAGTCAGACCACCAGTCTCATCAAAGCGGAAAGCAATATCTGTAAAGGTCTTGACACCTTCAGAGATCTCTACCTCCTCCTCCTCAGACTCTTCCTCAGTAGCCTCTGTAGTCTCCTCAGAGGGCTCTTCTTCTTCATCAGGCTCAGACTTGCCAAGCTTAGATTGAAGCTCATTGTAGGCCTTTAAAAGGTCGTCCTGTGATTTAAACTTACCACCGATGAGAGAGATATCTTCTTCCTCTGCATCTGACTGTTCAAATTTACGATTACGGTCTTCCTCTTGGGCATTAATAAGCTTCTCTCCTTGCTCCATAGCAGAAGTCTCAGCGGCCATCTGTTCAGGTGAACGATCCTCTGAGGGATCGAAGGTGATGCGGTTAGACATATTAAAATGTTGTTGTGGTTACGTTTCCAAAGGTGGGTCGAATCTTTTCTTTCTTGCTATATTTTCCTGCAGTAGGCTCGGATGTTCCATCTACTTTCTGCTTGACGCCATAGCTCACTGAATTATCGGATAGTGCAGCTTCAATAGGAGTTGCTTCCCAAGCTTCATTCATTCCAGTTTCAGGGATATTACCTTTAAAAGATCCATTTGGCTTACGGGATCTACGTCGCTTGTTCGGGGTTTCCATTTTGTTGTTGCATCATCATTTGTTCTGCCATTGGAGACTTAGACAGTTGACCTGCCTGCTCTAATAGCGTTTGCTGTTGTTGCTGTTCCTGTGAGGCTTGTCGCTCTTCACCTAACTGTTCTTCAGTCTTAATCAGACCCAAGGATTCGATACCACTAGCGGCTGCTAGACGACGGAGGAACTCAGAGGGGTCGATGTATTGCATCATCACCTCAGGACCCATGCCTTGAGCGATGGTAGTTACAAACTCCATCAGAGCTTGGCGATCTTGACCACGGCCAATACCATTTAAGCCAGCCACAACGGTAGGCATAACCAAACCTTTAGGAAGCTTGGGTACTCCATCCATACGCTGTAAGGCTTGGAGCTTACGGGCTAAATAGGGGCGGAGTAAAGTAGCAGTTAGACCGGAATAGATTCCCCCGAGTTGTTCATTCAGTTCCTGTGCAACGGCATTTACTTCGGCCGCTGTTGTGCGTTCGCTGTCGCGGACTGCTCCATTCATAATCAAGAACGCCTCAGAGATTCTCTGGGTTAGGTTCTGGATCATCTGTTGGACAGTACCGAAGTCTGCGGTCTTACCTACTTGAACAACACCAACATCATCAGGACGTCCTTGAATAATTGCTCCATTCTGAGCGCGGGCTAATGATTGGGGCTTGGTTGTTGCAGATGGTGATACAAGAAAAATCACCTTTGCTGCTGCTGCACTGCCTTCAACTAAGGCCTGCATTAATCGCTCTAAAGAGTTAAGATCTCCTAGAAACTCCTCTACGCGTCCTCTACCGTACGATTCACCATCGCAGTGGTTAAAGGTGATTGGCATCCAGGGCGTAGTCTTTAAAGGCGAAGAAGATCGGGATCCAGGGATCACCTTCCCATCACACTCTTGATACCATTTATGTTGTCCGTCCTCAAGCTTGACGTGGGTGTACACCACAGCATCATTGCTTTGACCTTTATTCATTGAAGAGGCCACACCAAACTTAGGCCCGTCTTCGCCTACGGCGTTCACGTCCTTGTCTGTGTCTAGAGGCTGGAAACCTTTTGGTAGGAGTTCACGGGAGACAATCTCCTTAGTTACAATTTCCTGAACGTTATCATTACCATCTCTGGCGATAACATAACGGTCTAGGGGATAGACCCTTAGGTTCTTCTTAGCATCATAGACAAGAGTATTTCCTGTCACAACCAGATGCTTCATAGCAACATGGAGTTGGACACGGTCTGTGGTCTCAGCAATTTGCTGCATGACCATCTTCTCCATCTTAGATAGAGCCATGTCAATCTGACTACGGGTTTCAGGCGTAACATCTGGCAGCTTCTTTAGCTCCAGGTCATTTATCTGTAGTTTAAAAAATGAGGTATTTAGAGGGAACAAACTAAGCATTAGCTTTGCAGCTAAGACGTTACATCCCTTGGCCCCTTGTGATTGCCAAGGTGTAGACAGTCGCTCACCATTCGCATGTCCTTCATCAGTTAGAAGGTATGGAAGTGTGAGCTTTGCACACGTACGAGCTACATCTAAGAATTGTTCTCTATCTGACCTCAAGGCCTCATAGCGGGCCTGAGCATTAGCTTCCATTAGTTAATAAGACGTGAGGTTCCTCTGGTTGCACGACGTTGACGTGCTCTTGTGGATTTAGGAGTTCTAACAATGGCCATCCTGTTGCTTGCAGCTGTTAGCTCCGGTGCAGGTGGTGGGGCAATATTCATAGGCGTTGGAGCAGCAGGAGCAGGCATGATCGAGTTCTGCTTTGGCATAGGTTTCTGAACAGTCGGTAGTGATTGCTGCCTAGGCATATACACCGGCTGATTCATCATGTCTTCCATCATCTGCCGCTGAGACTCAGCAGCTTTCTCCATTGCGGCTTGATTAACTTTATCTCTTTTGCTTAAATTTCTAGCTTGCTGCTTTGCAAGTTTCTTGGTCTGACGGTTGCCTTGTTTGAACTGTTTATTACTAGCTTTAATCTGCTGATTTACTTGCTTCTGACCTGCCTTCATCATTAGCTCATTTTGCTTCGCAGTCTCAGCTGCAAAGGCTTCGCCCTGTTCTATAAGCATTTGATTCTGCTCATCAGTATCAGCCTGAAGCTTATAGTCATAAGCCCTAGCGTTGATCTGATCTAACTGGTTGCGACTAGCTACAAAGTCATCATCTTTATAGTCATTTCCTACAACATCACCAGCTGCTTGATACCAGTAATCATCTTTGTATGTTTCATCATATATCTTGTTATCGATCCAAGCATTGATTTTTTGCATGTGCTTGGGTTTTTTTATTTTATTGATATCCAATGCTTGCTGTGCTTCTCCGACTAGAGGGTTAGCATCTATACCTTGGTAGGGGTTTACCTTCTGGGGCTTTGGTCTGGAGCCAGTCATTGTTTTTCACTTTTAGATAGGATATAATCAACTACAGAACGCTGGCCAGCTCGATACATAATCAAGCGGTCTTCATCTGTAGGACATGGTGTAAATAGTGGGTACAACTCATCAAGCTCATCGACCAAAGCTTGAAAGTCTGAGTTACCGGGAAGAATATTATCCATACTTAGGTAGATTTACGTTTGAGGTTTCAAAGAAGCTGGGCATCCTTGCCCTTTGCGTTTCAGCAAGTCCTGCAGCCTTGCCAGAGGCGTAGAGGCTGTCGGATTGCTTGATCCAGAAGTCTTTGTCAAGGTACTTATCCTCAGTGTTGGTTAATAACCCATCTGCTACCCAAGCAACTGTTGCTCGACGTAACTTATTAAGGGCTGGTGTTGAGATTTCTCCGATGTCCTTTGCACACATAGCGTGGAGAAGTACGTGGGTCTGTTCATCCCGTGAGATGTCGGCAGCAACGCTGCGTAATCCCATGTCTCCGCAAAATCTGAACATTGGGAGAAGTACAAAAAAGACTGAACGCTCAAGGATTGCCGTCTTAAGAATAGGATGTGACGGATTGCTGAGCCAAGCTTCGCGTATCTTCGCGGCTTCGAGTTCATACTTAGGGACAGTCCCATGAGCATCAACGACGTAGCTAAGAGCCAAATCATGTTTGTCTTCATCTGCCATATTGGATTGAAGTGCGGGGATAACTCCAGGGTCATCGGGCAGGTCTCTTTCCAAGCCCTGCGAAAGCATCTCCTTAACGGGCAGTTCTAAAGATCGGAGGGCAAGCGCCCGGAAGATTGCATCCTCCGAGCCTGCTTTAAATTCACCTTTATCTACAGCGACAGGCGTCCACGTACGCTTACGGGACATAACTTTTAAATAGTTCGACATTTTACTCGGCACAAGATGAACAAAGAAGAGGATCATCTTCGGTATCAAAACCAAAGAGATCTGCGTATTCGTCTCCCTCTAGCAATGACGCAGCATCATCCTTGCGGAGTGTGTCTGGATTTACTTGCAGAGAATAATAAATAGAGGTTTGGGGAGACTCAAACCAATCGTTGATAAAGTCGTTGTCATAAGTAATAACATCCGACCACGTATTCCAGCTATAGCCATGGAATAGGCCAGTATCGGCAAAGGTACGGCAGATCTCGTCTGCCACTGTTTTATATGTATCCCAACCTACTTCGCTTGCAATCTCCACCGGTCCATAATCGAAGGACTCGACTCCGAATGTGCCCGAGTCCCTATCTACGTGACGACTAATCGGCGGAGCAATCTCAGGAGCTGTAGTAAATCCTTCCAGATCCTTGTAGCGGTACGAACAAGAGGCGGTGGGGGCGATTGTAAACGCTCGGTCCATGTTGTTAGCACGGGCAATGGTTGCGGCCCCGGACACAGCTCGAACCCACTCTCTCGCCAGAATGATTGCAGGAGTAATGTCTTCATCACGTCCGTCATTGACTGCTTTGAGAGCAAGGCCAAAAGCTGCATAGGAGACTCCGTGAAGGCGAAGGAAGTTAGCAAGTCCGAGCACCCCCAAACCAACCTGTCGATCCACGTCGGGGGGCAGGTATTCACCCGTATCTCCAACCCCTGTTCGCCCATGCAAAGCGACCAGTTCGGACATACCTTGGGTAAAAGCTGGGAATAGATCCTCGACATTACATGCGCCGAGTTGAATATGT